ATCCGCTCCATGTGGTTATCAACTTCATTTGGAGGAATGTTACCGATGTCAACCTTGAAAATACGCTTTTCAGGTGCTCTCATAATACGATGGATCAACATTGCGTCTTCCATCAAACTCAACTGTTTCCAAACACGCCGAGCACCTTCCAACATTGATTTCCCATACGGTAAAAAATTACTATCGTTCAACAAACGAAAGTGTGCCATTTGATAGTTCTCAAGATCTTCGATCTTATTTCCGTATGGTAGATTGACTTGGAACTTAACGAAATTTCTGTTGGTCAAATGCGCATTCTCAATACGAGTTACATAATAACTGCTGAGTGGTTCAACCATGTATACACCGTACTCTGGACTGATGTGCATTCTCAAATAAAAATCACCATACTTGACCATACTACGAGTCCAACTCCAAAGGTTGAATTCAATGTTGAGGATGTCATAGAACAAATTGTTTAATATGCTCTTGATATCGTCGTTGCTGCTACGAACTGTGATTATATCTCCCATCTCATTTCTAGTGGTACATTCATCAGCATAAATGTCCAATGCACTGGCTAGAATTGGATCCATATCCATTGTGTCATAATCACGAAATAGTTCTACACGACTGCTTTGATAACTGAGATTAAAATCTCTTGTATATTGATTATACGATGTTGAACGAAGTCGATTGAAACGGTCACGCAACGAGTTGCGATCCGATGCGTAAAAAATTTCATCGGTGTCAATGACCTTTAGCTTTTTGCCGCCAACATTTCTAACTATAACATCGTTACTAAATAAACGTTTGAGTCTGGCGTATAGCGATCGGTTCTTTAGCTCCTGAAATGATTTTTCATCCATAGATTCTTATGTATAAGTATTACAACAACCAAGTTAATGATTCTTTTTTACCTGTGTGTGCGACACCAGTATCAAATTTCCACGTTTCTTGTGGAGACTGTATGACCTTGGTTGAATTGGTCGGACCGATAGATGTACCGCTGACTTTACTGATACCCGATAACATAGTTCTGGTATGAGCAATTTGTTCAGCTTGTATCTTTAATGCCGTGTCTCGAACCCACAAGCCAATGCCCAACGCCAATACCAAATCGTCATTGTATCCCTTCATTGCCTCTGCTTTAGCACCATTCCAAATGAATACTCTTAGTTCCTCATATAAACGTGAGCTATGAATCACAATATGACGTTCACGGAAAAAACTTTCCATCTTATTGATGATCAACTGACGATTTATATTGGTGGTGGTAAATCCAGGCACCGCTTTTTTCTCAGCACCATTGATTTTATTTGAGTATGTTCTTTCAATATCAACCACCTTCAGATCGGAACTACTATAAAAAAGATTATCGTAATTTCTATCAATAACCTGTTGCAGTGATGCCCAACCAACGTTGTTGTTTTCAATTACCAACAAAGCATTATTATACTCGGTCGCAACAGTCACCAACAAATTTCCAAAATCCTTGGTACTGAGTTGCCCCTTGTACTCAGCTACTTGTTCCAATGATTCCACATCCAATACATGGAATGTACTATAGTCAGCACCATCACCACGAGCACAGTCTGCCACAACCATATAGTTTTTGGAATAATCTGGACGTTCCCAGATCCACATATCCAAACCACTGCCACGCTTTTCAATAGGATCTCGCACATGAGTTTTGTTATAAAACTCAATAATGTCCATATGAATAACCTGATTACCGGATGTAGCAAATGAACAATCACATTCTTGTGCGGCACCTTTTATACCAGACAATTCTGTTTGTTTATCTCGCCATGCTTGATCACGCTCTGGATGTAAATGCCACGGCAGATTAATGGTATTGAATTCATTTTCACCTGCCTCGGACGCAACCCAAGTTTTATGAAAAAAGTTACCAACACCATTTGGGGTTGACAAAACAATTGCACGACCACCGGTTGATAGCGTATATTGTGCGGACAACCAAATCTCTTCGATGTTATCAATGAATGCTGCTTCGTCTATGATCAACAGCGACAGTGCTGCTGAACGACCAGCAGTACCAGCACTTGAAACTGCTTTGATTGCTGATCCATTCTTGAGACGCAAACTCAAACGGTTGTCTTCCACACATGCAACTTTTAGCCAAGCCGGAAGATTATCATTTGCAAAACGAACCTTGGTAACAATTTCTTTGGCAGTCTCTTGAGTGATACTGATGATCAGAATATTCTTATCGCTAAAAAATGTCATCAGCCACACACTGTATGCTGCTGTTAGAGTAGAAATACCCATTTGACGACTTTTCAACACAATGTTGAGGTCGAATTTCACCAGATCAGCCAGTGCTTTTTCTTGGAAAGGATATAAATCAAAACCAACAGTACCACGCATTGGATGTTGAATTTTTACATACTTCTTCATGAAGTATACAGGATCTTCCAAGCAACGCTTGTACTCAGCCTTTATTAGATCTCTGTAGTTTTGCTGACTCATATTTTGCCTCACAATCCGCTATAATACCGTCTATTTCCGCCAATCTCGCATTTATAAACTCTAGATCTTTGGATACATCCGCACGGATTTTTTCAATATCACTACCAACACCCTCCCATTTTTCAATGCTACCATCTTCGTTGATAAACTCCAGAGGCTTATTTTCGTGGTCATTACACCACTTTAGTGTTTCATCAAATTTCTTTTTGTAGTCACTTGTAATACTACGTTCATTGCGCAAATCTCGGGCCCTGTCAAAATATTCCCAAGTACCATCAAGTTTCATGCGAGTTTCATTGTTTATAAAACAATCATAGCAAAAATGTGTTTTTGGCCAAACTTGATCGTCCAAATAATTGCCCCAACGAACATCCATATTACAATCTTTACAACGTTGTTCATTGATAAATCTGGCAACCTTTGGAACTCGTCGCCTGCGTCCATCTTTCATTACCCACTTCTTACCTTGACCATCTTCCCACTGATCACCTTCTCTACGCTGTGAGTCTGTCAGGTTTACATCATAACCAACTTGAACAAATGGTCTATTTCCCTCAACATAGTCTTTAATGATTTCGAGATTACTTTTATTTTGCGCTCTTTTCATAACACCAATACGTATTTGTTTTATTTGCTAAAACAGTTTTATTTGCTAAAACCACTCTGAAGTCCATTAATAATGAAGCTACCAGTTATTTTATATGGTTTACTATAAATGCTCGGATCACGAATCACAATACCTTCGTGTTTTTCTAAATCACCAATCTCACTGGTGGCATTTTTCAAAATTTCATCACCCAATTTGATTGTGGCAATATACACAACAGTATCGTTGATAATCTTTTTAATATCTTGACCAACAAAATCTTTACCAATATTTTTGCTCTTTCTGGCCGCAATAAACTGCTCACGGGTAATTAGTGGAGTTTCGATCTTAACAGCTTTCAACCAATCGTTGAGACTCTTTGTTACTGGTTGACCGTCTGGATACAGTGTAATCTTTTCATTCAGTGGTTTTGACAAACTAGGCTCCGATTTGAATGTTGTGCCAACACTACCCAATACTTTGAAACCATATTTCTTGGCAACAATATTCAACTTATTGATGTAACTTTGCATCACATCTTTATCATAAGAAATTTCCACTGCCACACGACTTTTTACTTGTCCAGTTTTACCAAAGGTTTTTGGTTTGATTTCTTTGAGTCCGTGAATTGCTAAAAAGTTTCCAATGTCTCCATATCCCACAACATTTGTCTGCCCCTCAACATATTCCACATTCAATAGAATATTTGGATTATTCAATAGACCAAGTTGTTGCAGTTCTGATTGTGTACTTGGAATTGCATCGTCAAAAATGTTGATAACCTTACTACCAATCTTTATGAATCCATGTCCAGGTTCAAACCGTTTTGCCAAATCGGATGGTCGCATACCCTGCACATCAAACGGTTTAGCACTACCACGATCCATTACAAATTGTCCATTGGCTAAACGAATGCTGGCATTGACACCATCAATTTTTACACTTCCGGTACCCTTTTTCAATGTATCAATTGTTTTTACAAATACATTGACAAGTTGTTTGCCATTGCTAGCAAAGTCAAAAGGATGGTCCATG